CCTCCGTTCAGGTCTTCGCCTTCAACACGGCCATAGCCAAGGAGATGAAGGCCAAGATTGCAGCGCTCGGCGAGGAGCTGAACCGGCCCTTCAAGAACGTGCGGGCCTCCACCTTTCACTCCGTCGGGTTCAACGCCGTCTGCAGGCGCCTCGGCAAGAAGCCGGCCGAGGTGGAGAACACCTCCTCCAAGGTGCGGACCATCTGCCATGACCGCATGATTCCCGAGGACCACGAGATGTACGCGGACTTCGTCTGCAAGCTCGTCGGCCTCGCCAAGGGAGAGGGCATCGGCTGCCTCGTCCCCGACACCGATGAGCGCTGGTACGACCTGATCCAGCACCACGACCTGTTCCTAGACGACGAGGAGGCCACCGAGGCCCGCGCCGTGGAGCTGGCCCGCAAGGTGCTGACCGAGTCCAACCGCCGCGCCGAGAAGGGCATGATTGACTTTGACGACCAGCTCTACCTCCCGCTCCTGTGGCGGCTGCGGCTGTGGCAAAACGACTACGTCATAATTGACGAGGCGCAGGACACCAACCCCGTGCGGCGCGCGCTGGCCAAGCTGGCGCTCCGCCCCGGCGGCCGGCTGATCGCCGTCGGCGACCCGCGGCAGGCCATCTACGGCTTCACCGGCGCGAGCCACGACGCGATGGACCTGATCCAGCACGAGTTCAACTGCGTGGAACTCCCCCTGACCGTCAGCTACCGCTGCCCCAAGGCGGTCGGCGAACTGGCGCGCTCCCTCGTCCCATACTTCGAGGTGGCGCCGGCGGCGGAGCAGGGGGAGGTTTTGAACCTCGGGCTCAAGGACGCCCTCAAGCAGCTCGGGGCCCACGACGCCATCCTCTGCCGCAACACCTCACCGCTGATCAGTCTCGCGTTCAAGCTCATCGCCGAGGGCGTGGGCTGCGTGGTTCTCGGCAAGGAGATTGGCGCCGGCCTCGTCCAGCTGATCCATCGCCAGCGGGCGCGCGGCATTGATAACCTCCTCGGCAAGCTGGAGGCGTTCCGCTCGCGCGAGGTGGCCAAGTTCACGGCCAAGGGCGAGGAGGGGAAGGCGGAGGCCGTCTCCGATCGCGTGGCCTGCATCCTGACCGTCATCGGGAGCCTAAACGAGAACGAGCGGACCATCCCCAAGCTGGTCGCCCGGCTGGAGGGTCTGTTCTCGGACGCCAACGGCGTGCTGACGCTCTCCACGATGCACAAGGCCAAGGGCCGGGAGTGGAACGTCGTCGGCATCTACCGGCCCGAGCTGTGCCCCTCCAAGTGGGCCCGGCAGGAGCATCAGTACCAGCAGGAGCTGAACCTCCAGTACGTCGCGTGGACGCGGGCGATGAAGACGCTGATCTTCATCGCCGGCGATGAATAGGACCCATAGCAGGAGAATTGAATATGACTACCTACAAGGTCAGCATAATTATGATTCAGGTTACCCATCCGGATTGGAAAAGGCCGCGCTACTATACCAATGGTGACCGCTTTAGCGCGAAGGTGATAGACGCGCGCCGGTTCTCCAACCGGGATGAAGCCGTCGTTATGATGAGCCGGTTGCTGCAAGCCAACGCTGGGCGGAGCTTCTCCTTTAGGATTCTGCCATGAGCGCCGCTGGCCAGCTGCCCGAGGACGAGGTTCTGGAGCGCATCAAGAAGCTCCTCAACCTCGCGGCGAAGAACCCCAACGAGAACGAGGCGGCGAGCGCCGCGGCCAAGGCGCAGGAGCTGCTGGCGCGCTACAACCTCGACGCCGCCACGGTGGAGAACTCCGCGGCCGTCAAGGATGGCAAGCGGGAGGAGGCCAAGGTGGACGGCGGCTTCTACTCCTACCAGCGCGAGCTGTGGGACTCCGTCGCCAAGCTGAACTTCTGCCTCTACTGGACGCAGGACTACCGGGTCTTCACGAGGTCCAAGCGCGTCGGGACGGGGCGCGACCGCTACACGACCGAGGGCCACGTCAACAAGAAGCGCCATCGCCTCGTCGGCCGCATCGTCAACACGCGGGCCACGATCGCGCTGGCGCAGTATCTTGAGGAGGCCATTGAGCGCGTTACCCTGGAGCGCCTCGGCGAGCGCGTCAACCTCGGCTACGTCTACTCGGGCAGCGCCAACGCGGTGCGCTTCTCCAACTGGGCCGTGAGCTTCCGCAAGGGCTGCGCCGCCAGGATCATCGAGCAGGTGGAGGACCGGCGCGAGCAGATGAGGCTCAAGGAGGCCGAGCGGGCGCGGCGGGACGCGGCGCGAGCGAAGCGCGCCGGGGTCTCCACCGCGACGGCGCTGACGCTCGCCGATCACGAGCAGCGGGAGAAGGAGGCCAACGACGACTTCCTCCACGGCGAGGGCTGGACGGCCAAGCGCGCCGCTCAGCGGGCGGAGGACGCCCGCCGGCGGCGGGAGGCCGAGGAGGCGCACACCCGATGGGCGAAGGCCAACCCCGAGGAGGCGCGGGCCAAGGCCGAAAGGGAGGCGGCGGAGGACCGGGCGTACTGGAGCCGCCGGCGGGGCGGCCGCCGCTCCGGCAACGGTCCGCGGGACACCACCGACAAGTCCGCCTACTGGAGCGGCTACGACGTGGCCGAGAAGATCAAGCTGGACCGCCAGGTTGACGGGGGCGCCTCGCACGCGCCCAGGATCGGTCGCTCGTGAGCGAGGACCCCGGCCACTACCGCTGCTACGTCCCGAAGAAGTTTGGCGCGGACGCGATGATCCTGCTGGGCCGCGCCAACGAAATCATCCACGAGTATGAGGGAAAGGGCTACTCCATGACGCTGCGCCAGCTCTACTACCAGCTGGTGACGCGCAACGTGATCCCCAACGAGGACCGCGCCTACGACCGGCTCGGAACCTTGATCAGCGACGGCCGGCTGGCCGGACTGGTGAGCTGGAGGGCCATCGAGGACCGGACGCGCTACACGCGGGACAACGTCATGTACAGCTCGCCGACGCACGCGGTCGCCTCGGCGCGCGCCGGCTACAAGGTTGACCTCTGGCGCGGTCAGCCGTTCCGTCCGGTCGTCGGCGTGGAGAAGGACGCCATGATCGGGGTGATCGGCAACGTCTGCCACGACCTCCGCGTCCCGTTCTGCTCCTTCCGCGGCTACTCCTCGCAGTCCCAGCAGTGGCGCCTCGGCCAGCAGCTCGCCGGCTCCGTTCGCGACGGCCAGCGCCCGATCCTGTTCCACCTCGGCGACCACGACCCGTCGGGGCTGGACATGACGCGGGACAACCGGGAGCGCCTCTCCATGTTCGCCGGCGTGGACGTTCAGGTGGTTCGCCTCGCGCTCAACCGGCCGCAGGTGGACAGGTACAGGATGCCGCCGAACCCGGCCAAGCTCTCGGACGCCCGCGCGACCGCCTACGTGGCCGAGCACGGCTCCTCCTCGTGGGAGCTGGACGCCCTCCCTCCCGACGCGATCGCCGAGCTGATCAGCGACGCCGTCCGGAAGGTGCGCGACGAGACCCTGTGGAGCGAGGCGCTCGCCCAGGAGGCCGCCGACAAGGACGAGCTGGACCGCGTGCTAGAGGACATGGGAGGTAATGAAGAATGAGCGACTACGAGACTGAGACCATCCAGGTCACGGGGCTGCCCGGGTGGTGGGTGTCGTTCCCCTTCGCCGGCCGGAGGATGATCACCGGCCCCTTCTCCAGCGCGCGGGCCAGCCACGCGGCCGAGGTGATCGCGCTGCGGCTCCAGCTGGAGGCGCTGGTGGAGGAGATGATCGCCGCCGGCTACCACGAGGACGCGGCGCCCTACGTCCGCCTGCTGGACGAGCTGGACGGCGACCCCGACGACGAGCCGGAGGAGGATGGCGAGGCCGTCAGCCAGTCCTTAATGGTTGTCTGCCAGTGTCCGCACTGCGGCGATCGTCACCACCTGGAAGGGATTAAGCTATGACCGACTTGTTCAACTACGAGGCGCTCCCGGACACGCCGTCCGCGATCCTGGGAGTAGTGGTGACGGGAAGCTGGCGCAAGCTGGCGCCCGAGGACGTGGTGCGCACGCGGGACGGTCACTCCGTTCGCGTGATTGAGGTTCTCCCCACCGGGATCGTCGGGCGCTTTACGCCCCACTGCATTTTCTCAACTTGGGAGCCGAACGGCTCCTACCTCAAGAGCCACTGGCCGCACCCGCACGACCTGATGGTGACGGCCGAACCCCCGCCCCCGATCGCCGGGAACCCGCGCTGGCGGGAACGCCTCGCCGCCGGGGTCGTCGGCGTCCTGACGCTGGCCGGCATCGTGGTTCTCATGACGATGGCCTCCCATGGGTGGTAAGCACATGATCACGCTCCGGCTCTACGTCTGGCTGGACGACGGCACGCAGGTCCACGTCTCGCTGGACAACAACCCGGACAGCCGGACCAACCTAGTCAAGAAGGACCTCGGCGGCTTTCGGCTCGTCGACGAGGGTCCTCCCATGATAGCCGACGTGACGCTGCTGGAGTGGATTGCCGAGCGCCACGCCCTCATCTGATCCCCACACGGAGAAAACATGAGCACTCAGGACAATGAAACGGCCGCCGAGGCCAAGCGCGGCCACGTGGTAGTCATGAAGGCCCGCTACCAGATCGTGACCGCCAAGATACCGCCGGACGCGAACGTCACCGACACGATGGTGCACATCGCCGACTTTGAGCCGCCCGCCGGCTTCCGCCTCCACACGGCCATTCCCCTGAAGCCCTCGGCCCTAGTGGGGGCGCCCCTCAAGGCGCTCATGATCTTCGAGCGCATCGACTAGATAATGGTTCCGCTCCCGGCGGAGGCGAACTAGAACAGGGCCAGCACCCGCGGGAGGTGCGCATTGACGTACCTCCCGGCCAGAAGACGAAGCTGAGCCATGTCGGCCGGCCCGGTCGCGTCCATCTGCTCCGACGCGCCGGTGATCGCCGTCTCGCAGCGAAGAAAGGTCACCCGGGGGTCCAGCTTGGCGACGTGGGTCATCTGGTAGCTGACCACGTCCGCCGCGCCGTCAATGAAGACGTTGCTGATCGTGGGGAGCCACTGCGCGGCGCCCCAGTTCCCGGAACCCGGCACGGCCTTGATCAGCGAGCCGGTGCCGAGACTGATCACCACCAGCTCGTCGTCCGGCCACAGCCGGCGCGCGTCCGCCGCGGCGTCCATCGCCGGGTTGTTGGCGTAGGTCCCGCCGTCCACGCAGAGGAAGGGCTCGCCCTTGAGGTTGCGAATCTCGGCGGCCGGGAAGTAGACTGGCGCCGCACTGGTGGCGCGGGCCACGTCCCTGAGCATGAAGTTCAGCGCCGGGTCCGTCCGCGCCTCCCATGACTTGAAGAACAGCGTGGCCCGGCCCTCCACCACCCCGTCGCCGTCCGTGTCCTCGCACGTGGGGAGCCGGACGCAGTAGGTGGGCACCAGCAGCTCCGTCGGGCTGAGGGTTCCCAGCAGCATCGGGCCAAGAACCTGGAGCAGCTCCCGCTCCAGGCTGGCGGCCGAGTAGCGCGGCGCCCACAGCCCGAACCCGGTCATGAAGCTACGAAGGAGCGATCTTTGAAAGATCGCCGGCCCGCGCTCGTCGTAGAGGTCAACGAGCTTGCCGGTGTAGACGCCGGCGTAGAGCCCGCAGGCCAGGATGCCGCCGGTGGAGGTCCCGGCGATCATGGAGAACCGCTTGCGAAGCGTAGCGTTCAGGCGAATCTCCACCTGCTGCAGCAGCATCGCCGGGAGAAGCCCGCGAATCCCGCCGCCGTCAATCGTGAGAATGTACCGTTTCATGATCCCAGCCCTTTCCACAAATGAAAAGGCCGGCGCGTGGGATCGTTCCTCGCGCCGGCCGTTGTCGTCCCTGCGCGCGTTCGCGCTTCAGGGGTGCAGGATGGCCGCGCCCCTGGCGAGGACGGCCAGGAACTTGGTGTGCGCCTTGAAGTAGAGCGGCCCGCACGCGTTGTAGACGCCGTCCGGGATGCCCTGCTGCACGGTGTTGACCACCAGCAGGCCGTTGTAGGCGAAGCTCAGCAGGCCGGAGACCTGAATGCCGGCGGACGCGCCGGGAAGGCTGAGCAGCCACGCCTTGGCCGCCGGGTAGCACTGGATGATCTGCGGCGCCAGCTCCCCCGTCGGGTTGGCCTCGGCGATCGCGTCCACCTTGGCCATGTCGCTCAGCGTGAAGGAGACCGCGTCTCCCTCCACCGTGCCCGGCCCTCCGATCGTGATGCCTCCGCCGGCGCCCCCGGACTGACACCCGGCCAGCGCCAGGCCGGCCGCCAGCGCGCCGGCCACAAACAAGGTTCTGAAGGTTCTCATAGCTGTGACACTCCTCTACAGTTTGACCCGTGGCACGGGAGGGCCGCCCCGGCTCTCGCCCCTTCTTCAGTGGCCGAGAATCTGATGCTGCTTCCGATACGCGGTCCACGCGGACCAGAGAACGCCCACGGCGACCACCGCAAAGCCGCTCCAGAAGGTAGCCTGCGACTGCGTCTGAAAGCCGTGATGCACGAGCCACGCGCCACCGAGCTTGACGCCCGAGCGGACCACGCTCATGCCAATGGACGTTACAGGAGATGATGGGCTGTTGCTGCTCATTACCAATGACCCCTTCAGGTTGAGCCGGCCGCGTGGCCGGCGGCTAGGAGGACGCGCGCCACGCGGTAGAACCACCCGGCGCCGTCCTGCTGGAACTCCCGGTCTAGCAGGTACGCCCGAAGCCGAACAGACGCCAGCCGCGCGGCCAGGTCCCACGGCTCCCCGGCCAGAAGGGCGGCCAGCGTCACCGGACCGAGCACCCCGTCCTCCCGGAGCTTGCAGGCGCGCTGCGCCAGCACGATCGCCTCCCCTACCCCCTGGTTCACCGCCGCGTCAAACAGAACGGCGCACAGGGGCCAGGGGGTGGAGTCGGCGCCGCACGGGCGCCAGTATTTCACCTCATAGATGGTGAGCGCGGTGGCGCGCGTGAGGTGGGGCACGTCCACGTCCGGGTTCTGCTTCTGGCTGATCCCGAAGTTGGTGACGCCCCCGTCGGGGTCCGTGGTGGGATGATCATTGAGCCGTCCCTCCACGTCCAGGATGATCGGGACGGCGAGCTGAAAGGCGGCGAGGCCGAAGATGGGCATGGGAGCGTTCCTTGCTGGGTTAGCCGGCGTGACCCGGCGGGATTCCACTGGAGCCGACGAAGCCGTGCCAGTGACAGCCGTCCTCGGCCTTGCGCTTGGCGTCAAGGAGGATTGACGGCGTCAGCACCAGGTCGTCGAGGGAGGTCCCGCTGGCCGTCCAGCGCGAGGGCTTGCCATCGGCGTCGCGGCTGCCCGCCTCCTCGGGGATGTTGCGGCCGGCGAACGTCACCAGCACCTGATGGGTGTCCACGGCGCCGCCGTTCCTCGCGAAGCACAGCGGGCACAGAAACATGATTTCATCGGCCTCGGCGACCGTCTGCACGCGATGGTCCTCATAGCTATAGGGGCGCGGGCTCCACAGGAACTTAGCCCCATCCTTGTCCCTGAAGACGTACATCCCCTTGGACTCGTCGTCCTGCTCAATCTCCGTCGTCGTGACGGTGACGACCTTGTACAACTTGGCTTCAAGTTGGCTCAGCGGAAAGTGGGTCAACGGCAAACCTCCGGCGTACACGGGATCATTCGGCTGATCTTCTTGGCCGTGAACCAGCAGACCATGCAGTAGGCCTCGCCGTCATCGCCGAGCGCCGGCTGCGGATGGTCGCACCCATCGGGACAGTGACCGTGCTCCACGCCCTTCCGCTCGCACCACTCGCCGTACTCGCTCAAATCCGTCCAAGCAGCAGAAGGATCACGACGATGACGATCATGGCCGTGAGCAGGCTACTCGGGTATGGACCCCAACCCTGACTGTGCGGCCACGTCGGAAGCGCGCCGATCAGAAGCAGGACGAGCACGATGATGAGAATGGTTCCAAGCATGTTCTTCTCCTCTACTTGCCAGGTGGTGACTTCAGCTGCGGGAGGGGCGCCGGCACCACCGGCTCCACGTTGACGGTAGTTCCTGGCCTGCCGATCAGGCCGACGCCCATTGCCGAGGCGACGACGTTGGCGATGCCGTAGCCGAGGCCGCCGGAGATGGTGGAGGCGACCAGCCCGAGCAGAACGTACTTCAGGACGGCCTTCTTGACGTTCTGGTAGTCCAGCGCCGTCGCCTCGATGAGGTCCAGACGCTCCCGCGGCGAGCGCGGATCGTCGCCCTTGAGCTGCTTCCAGTCCTGCTCCATCGCGGCGATGCGGCTGCGGTCCTCGGTGATCGCCTCCAGCTTGAACCTGGCCCAGTCGCTTTCAATCAATTTGACGCGCTCGTCCAGCTTGGCCGCGGCCAGCGCGGTGATGGCCGTGGTGCTGGACTGGACGTTCTGGCGCAGGCCCGCCAGCTCCTCGCGCACGCCAGTAATCACCGTTGCTAGTTCCCGTATCTCTGCCTTGAACTCCTCGCGGTCCTGCTCGCCGTGCTTCAGCGCCTCGTTGATCCCACCGAGCTGGGCTGCTATCTCAAGTTGCGTCTTGCTGGCCATTACGCGCGGCCCCCTGGTGATGGACTTCTGTGCCATTTGTTAGGTCCCTCTCCAGTTATACTATCAGACGCGCTGCCACTAATCTGCACCTGAGCCGTCTGGAAGCTGCACGGTCCAGCTTGTGATGGACACCTCGCCACCGGCCACGATACTTGTGGAGTTCAAGATCATATCGGCAGAGGATGTGCCGACTGTGCCCTGGATCACCGCATTCGTCGTGGTGGGAGTATGCGGATACGCCCGGAAATAGCCAGCGGTCCCTGTTCCAGCCGCGTTCGTGTCGGTGGAGATTGCGTTGGCCATTGCCTTGGCGGTCCCGTCACCGTTGTCGGTGGATGCCGCAAAGGCGGTCGAGGAGAGGTTCATCCCAGACGAGAGGAGCGTGCCGGTATCGGCTGTTTCACAGGTCACGGGCATGGAGCCCGTGAATATCTTGATTGATCCTGCGCCGCCGACGTTCAACTTCGCTAGGATAGCGTCCAGCCCTGCCTGCGCAGAGCCCATGGAAATCATTGGATTTGTAGCCATTGTCAGTTCTCCTTCTGGCTCATATTCCAGAGCCTACCACGTACCTGTTGCCGGTTCCGGCGGGCTTTGGTACGATTCCCCGCACGGACATTGATACCTTGAACAGAACCTGAGTTGAGGTCCCGATGACATCGCCAGTAGCCTCTGCCCGCTGGCTGATCTTGAACAATGTTTGCCGGATCACGCCATCATAGGCCACATCTCCACCGACGAGGGCCTGCGTGACACGGAACAGCATCTGCGATACGTGGCCCTCAGTCTGTGCGACATTGCCGACAGCAGACTGCTTCAGAAGGCCGAGCGTCTGGTGGACCGTCCCATCATATTGAACATCTGCGCCCACTGCCGCCTGGCTGATCTTGAAAAGCGTCTGCGCGACAGTTCCGAGCGTCTCGCCGGCGCCCTGGTTGAAGATGGATTGAATGTAAGATTGAGGCTCACTGCTATTGTTCGGCGTCATCGTCCCCTGGACGGTGCTGCCGGAGGTCGGGAAGAACTTGAAGGCGACGAAGTACGAGCCGTAGTTGCCGAAGTTGTAGTATGAGTCCAGGTAACCGGAGAACCCGGTGGTACTCATCAGTCCGTTGCCATCGTAGTTCCCGAATGATAGCAACCCAAACTGATTGTTGGCCGTCGTGGTATCGGCGGTGGATGTGAGCGTCGCACCGTTCGCCTGGGCACCTACCTTGTCGGAGACGTGATCGCTGCCGAACGTACCACTGCCGCCTACCAGCTCAACAAATATAACAGCCCAGTTGCTACTCCCTGCCGTTGCGAGCGCCGGCAGAGCGGACGTATCTCCGATCTGCACATACCTGTATAGCAGGAGCTGAGCCTTCGTCGTGAGTGTCGCGTCGGCCTGATCTGTCCACTTGCTAGTGTTGACGGTCGGGTTAGTTGCCGAACCGTTCGACCAGTACAGATAAGCCAGGAGGAGCGAGCCAACCTTCGGCACCCACGGAACGGTTACGCTTCCCGGAATGCCGGAGCCGCTTGATTGAAACACGTTGCGAGGATAAACGCCGCCAGATGGTTGACTCGTAGTTAGCATAACCATGAGGCCGCCGAAAGGCGAAGATGTGCCGCCTCCGGACCAGGCGCCGTCTATCGTCTGCCCGCTCGAAATGACGCGGCTCGCGCCGCCCGCCGATCCATAATTGCCGGCGTTGTTCGCCGTGTTGTCGAGCGTCCATGAGCCGGAGATGGACCAGTTCGCGCTGCCGTCATAGCGCGCCACGCTGGTGATCGCCAGGCCATTGGCGATGACTGGGAACGGAGGGAGGTTCGCCGTCGTTAGCGAATCACACATCGGGATAGCACAGAGGAAGTCATTAGCCCACGTTCCAGAGACGTTAGGCACCTCGTAAACATCGTGCGTCCAGTAGGTCGAACCGGCTGTCCAGAAGGCCGGAAGCGCGGCCGTGTCGCCGGCCTGCACATAACGATACATCGCAGTCATGACGGTCTGAGCGTTCACGTCCATGACATATTGAAACAGCGTCCAGCCGCTTCCGATGGTGATGCTGCTAAAACCGATCGCACAGCCGACGAAGGCGATGAGGAGATTGCCGACTGTCGGCGCCGCGCCGAGCGTGATGCTCCCGGGCACGCTCGCCCCGTGGATCGCGAGGCTCGTCTGTACCGGCAGCATGCTCATGGGGAGGGCTCCGCGGTGAACGAGAAGGAGACATTGGCGAGCGACACATCGGCCGGTGACGGTGCGTTGACAGAGATGAGTGAGTTCACCGGAATAACCACTGCCGAGCTTGGAATGAACGTGATGCTCCCGGTGTAGGAGCCGGCCGGAACCAATACAGTCGCAAACTTGACGGGCGTGCCTGGCATGAATGACCTGTACCACAGGTTGAAGGTAGCATCGCTGACTGGCGGCACGTCTGCGTGACAGGCGAAGCGATAGCCGGTGAAGGTTATATTCTGTGTGGTGACTGTCTCACCCAGCATCTCATTGTCAAGACCGAGCCCCTCCATCCACACGGTGAGCGACGCCGACGATGCTGGCATGAAGGTTCCAGACGTACAATTGACGCCAGCCGTGGGCCCGGAATCCCCGATCACGTTATCCGCGGAGAGAAAGTAGGTGAACTCCGCGCCGCTAACGAGCCCGGTATGAACATAGTTGGTCGCCAGGCCCGACCAGATCAGAATGGCGCTCCCAAACGGTTGACTGAGCCCGCTCGCCGCATAGAGCCTGTAGAACGTCACGTTGTCAGTGGACGCGTTGGCGTTCCACGTGATCACGTTCTGGCCCGTCCCAGCGCTCGCTGTCAGACCGGTAGGAACCAGGGGGACGCCGCCAGTACCGCCGCCGTAGCCGGCGCCCGAGGGCGTGTACTGATAGGCCGTGCAGGCGGCCAGGTCCTGGGTCTCCTGGCCGAAGATGTTGAAGGAGGCGAACTTGACGTATAGCGGCTGGCCGACGTACTGCGCCGGGAGGTCAAAGATGACCGTGGTGCCCTTGGAGCCCGACACGTCCAGCAGCGTGAACTGATCGCCGGTGGAGTGGGCGCCCGCCGCGGTCCCGTAGCCGCCACGATACAGGTAGGTCAGGTCAGCCGTATGAGTTCCAGTCGTGGCGACGTTGCCGAAGGCCAGCAGCTCGCCGTTGGAGGGCACGACCTCAAAGCCGCCGCTCGGGGTTGGCTGCGTCGCTATCAGCGAGAGCGTGCGCCACTGCTGCGCGTCCTGGTTGGTGACTGGACCGGGTATGCCTCCGCTCTCGGCTAAATCAACGGCCAGCGTGTCGCCCGTGTCCGGGTTGGTCCCGCCGTAGGCCGCGAGCGGCGCCGTCAGAACGCCCTGGTAGGCCGGCGCGTTGATCGTCCCCACCTGCTGGTAGTCAGTGCCATCGAAGCTGACGAACGTGAGGCAGCCGCCCCACGTCGCGGGGTTGCCCGAGGCTGAGATGAGTAGCTGCGGCTTGTTCCCCGTGTAGGAGGAGTTCGGCTCAACGATCGCCGGTGTGTTGACGTTGCCCGGGTCCACCGTTTGGCTCGGCAGCGTGGTGATGGGGACCGTGTCCATCGCGATCGGAACGTAGGTGCCCGTTCCCTGCACCAGCTCCTCGGCCGTGAAGCTGAGCGTGTGGTTGGCGTCCTGGGACACCGTGAGAATGCGGACGGGAACCGCATTGATCCCCTGGTTGGTGTCCGTCACTGTGATGATGGAGCCGGGAACCAGGCGGATGCGGCGATAGGAGGTCTTGAACGTGAACTGTCGCCTGATCCACGCGAGGCGCTTCCCAATCAGCTGAACGACGACCTGCGCAACCTGCGGCGCGCAAATCTCATCGGCCTGCGTGCTGGAGTCGTCGCGGAGCCCAACCTCATCGCGCAGCGTCGTGTCCGTGTACTCGGCCGTGTTGGTGGAGTAGCAGAGCGTCCGGTCGCAGAACTCCAGTCGCGTGCGGGAGGAGGCGTCCGCCGGGTCCGTGACCGTGACCTTGAGTCCGTCGCTGCCCACGTAGTCCAGGAGGTCAAGGTTGTAGGCGGGAGTGAGGTCCGGCGTGTACGTGGCGCCGTTCGCGCTCAGCGCGCTGTCGCCGAGCGGCACGATCACGAAGCCGGCGCCGCCCCAGTAGATGAAGCAGTTGGCCCACTTCGCGTAGCGGTCAATAAGGTCGGTGGCCTTCTCCTGGTTGACCTGATGCACCGAGAAGAACAAGCCCTGTGCACGCTGATAGGCGCGGAACACGGTGAGGTCCGGAAGGTCCCCGCTCTGGAAGCCCATGCCGTACTGCACGTTCGTCAGCACGTCCGGAATAATATCGGCCATGTTGAAGTCGGTGCCAGGCGTGTTGACCAGCGTGATCGGGTTCGTCCAGCCGTCCGTGGTTAGCGTGTCCGTAAAGCCATTGGCCCGGATGGCCTCGAAGGCGTTGTCCGGGACGGTAGCCGAGGACCCGAGGCTGAACTTAGGGCTGAAGAAGAACGCGGTCAGCGCGTAGGAGAGCGCCTCATCCGGGTAGTTGGTTGTGATGTATGGTGGGGGCGTCTGCGTCGCCGAGCCGTTGTAGAAGGTGAGGTTCAGCTTGGAGAGCGTAGTCGTGTTGGTAGTTGATCCACCGGACCACACGTTCAGGATGGAGTCAACCTCTCCCTCGCCGGCGGCCAGAACCACTGCGGCCGTGTAGGTGTACTGCTGCTCCCCCTTCGTGGAGCCGCCCTTGCCCTTGGCGTTCGCCGGCGTGGCGACGAAGTGATTGAACCAGACGCAGTTGTAGTTGATGCGGCGCTGGCCTAGCAGGTACGGGATCGGAATGTCAATCTGCGACGTGCCAACCTGCAGCGAGCCATACTTGACGACTGCCTGGGTGTTCGTCTGGTTGCCGAGACCGAGGTACGCTGCCATCTCAGCCGCTCCACACGTCGTAGTAGCGGACGGGCCGGAGGAAGTTGGTGGACCTGTACGGAACGTACTTGATCGGCTCCTCGTCCATCCGGCTTATCAGGCAACAGTCCGCGGGCCCGAAGGCGTGGACAACCTCCCGCGAGTTGATCAGCAGGCCGCCGTGGCTGTAGCAGCGCCCCCACATCCAGATGACCAGGTCGGCGAGCTGTGGCTTCTCCACCCGGCGCGCGCCGAGCTTCGTCTCCACCCACTCCAGAAACTTCTCCTCGCCCCGGCTCTGCATCCACGTCGCCGAGTACGGCCGCGGGTCAAACGCGGGCAGTTTTCCCGTGTCCACGTAGCAACGCACCATGAGCATGGCGCAATCCACCCCGCCAGCGCGCCCCTTCACGTCCGCGCAGTTGATGAACGGCGTTCCTACCCACTCCAGGCCCTCGCGCACGATCGCGGCGCGACCAGCTGCCTCCTCCGCGCTCGGGAAGGTGTGGACCTCCGCGGCCTGATGATAGCGCTGGACCGTAACCTCCCGGCCGCTGACGCTCACCGTCTGCTGGACTATGACCATCAGAAGGCCGCGTTGGGAGTTGGCGTGAACCGGAAGGCGCGCCAGTTCTGCGTGTTGGCGTAGGCCGTGCAGCTCTGGCCCGAGCCCGAGTCCAGCGACTTGTCGCAACCCTGGAACGCCGTGAACTGATCGCCGGCGCTCGGCAGGTAGATCAGCGGCGTTACCAGCGTCAGGCCGGTTGAGTCGCCGAAGGCCACCGTCCGGCGGTTGCCCGCCGCGGCGCCCGTCGTGAAGGCAACCGTTCCGAGCGCGTAGAGCGCCGCATTGGGAGGAGGAGACCCGCTCCACGGCAGGAAGCTCCTGGTCCCCCCTGATCCGAGCGTATAGGTCGTGGTGAAGGTTGCCCGGCTGAGCGTGCAGCCGGAATCGCAGAAGGCGTGGAGACAGGTTTTCTGGTAGACGTTTCGCGGAAAGAACTGATCCAGCAGGTTGTTCTTGCCGGCGACCGTGATGGAGGCCTTGGTGGCCTGCATGTCGATGGCCGCGCAGACGCCATTGAAAACGGCCATTTCCCCGCCAAAGATGGTAGTATCAACGGAGCCTGGTTCCATGAAGACCTGGCCATAGTCGCACACGGCAAGGTCAAACAGGCCAGAGTATATCTGCTGCTTGACCTGCGCACCGCCGCTGAAGCTATCATTGAGCGCGCGAAGGTCCACGCCCATCGATGGAACCTGCATGGTGTTGACCAGGTTCCACTTGGTCATCTGGAGCCACGGTTTCTTGGAGCTGTACAGCTGACCGCTGACGGTCAGGTCCTGGTCATAGGAGGTCCAGTAGTAGGTGGTGACGCCGTCCACAAGCACGAATTTGAACAGGTCCGCGTAGGCCAGCTCCACTCCACCATCAAGAGCGAGCGCCAGCGGCGCCGGGCAATCACGGAGGATGGACATGGCCTCACGCTCCCGGTCGGCAGGACTTGATGGCGATCTTGGATATTAGATGCAGCCGGTCCATGAACTTTTCAAACGTGTTGTTGCTGTCCTGGAACTTGCAGTAGTAGAAGTAGTCCATGTCCGTCGTAGCAGCGAGATCGGCCACTGGCGTGTTCAAGAATTTGATCTGCTGGTTGAGCGGCGTTCCCGTCAGGAGCTGGTAGGTTGAAGGGTTCTGGAGCGCGCCATTGAGGTAGAGGTTGAAGGGCTTGGTGGTATCCACCACGCCCACGGCCTCCGTCTGGAAGTTTCCATTGGCGCCGAACGTACGGGCCAGGGGGCCGAACAGCGAGCTGACGCCGTCGGTGGTGAACTGCGGCTGCGCCGTGACGCGATGGTCCACGTCCCACTTGAACACGAAGCGCCCCACCGAGCCGCCTAGGTTCAGGAAGAACCCGGCCAGCGCGCGGAACTCGTTGGTCATCTGCATCCCGTTCCGGAAGTTCGGCCGCCAGCTGTCGTGCAGGAACTCGTAGACCAGCTCGAAGACGTGGATGGGGGCCGCGGCGAGCGAGAGGTCAATATCAGCGCCGGCCGCGGTGGTATCCGTGCTGGTGAAGAAGGTAGGCGTCCACTTGACGTTGAAGCCAAGGCCGGGGAGGTCAGGATAGATCGGCAGCATCTTGGTCTCCAGAATCAGGCACAGGACCTCCAGCATTAGCTGAGAAGGACGAGCCCGTGGTCCTCCTCTTAGGAGCGTCTCGCCAACCAGCTGCGAAGCGCGCACGCGCGGCATGCCGGCGGCGAGAGGCTCGAGAATCAGCTGCGAAACCCGGACGCGTGGCGTGCCGGTGACCAGCGGCTCGCCCACCAGCTGCGAGACGCGAACGTCCGGCGAGCCGGTGGAGATGACCTCTCCGATGAGCTGTGAGGAGCGGACCTGCGTCATGATCAACTCGCGACATTGTAGCCCGCCGCCACGCCATTGACCGCGGTGACGGTCCAGTTGGCGCTCGTGTTGGGGTCAAGTATCCACGGGTCCGTGTAGTACACATACGTCTGCGGCAGCGAATAGGACGCGCCGTACTGCTCCGTAGCTCCGGATTTGAGCGCCTGCTTGACGGCGCGCGCTCCAGTGTCATCCTTCCGATAGGCCCCCGTCACCTGGACGCCATAGATAAGGACCACGCCGGCGGGAAGCGCCTGCAGGTTGAGAAGGTCCTCCTGCCCGACGGTGTCGTCAAAGTTGTAGGAGGTGTCGCCGTCCATAGCGGTCTCAGAGACCTCCTGCCAGTTCGTCAGCGCCAGTGGCGTAAACTGAACTGCGTCGTTGCCGACCGGGAACAGCGTGTACGTTCCGCAGTCGCCTAGCGGCACGTTGCCAGGATAGGTTCCAGGTCCCGTCGTCGTGTCGCCATAGTAGAAGTCATCAAACTGCATGCTGGAGTTCGCCGTGTGCCAGTGAGACACGTCCCACTGCGAAGCGGTAGAGACCTGGGTGTTGACTCCAGTCACCGAGGCTGTGAGTATGTTGTTAATGTAGACCTTGACCGCGCCGGCGCTCGGATCAATCGTCGCCCACAGCTCCAGGAAGAACCAGGTGTCTGGCGTCCACGCATTGTTGGGGGACGTATAGAGGAGCGTCCCCGTTACCGTTCCGTCCTCAGTCCATGGCGGCGCATTCCCACGATAGATTTGAATGGAGTAGTTGTCCCCACGGAACCATACCGTGCATTGGTTCTTGAAGTTTACCGAGTCCCAGAAGCTGTACCCGTATCCATTGCCGCCCTGCGGCATTTTCACGGCAAAGCCGATGAAGGCTGAGGCTACCCGCTGCCCGAAGACCAGCTGGATCAGGTTTCCAGGTGTATCAGCGCTAGAGACGATTGCGCACTTGCCACTGCCACTCCGCGTGGCCGTAGAGAACGTGACATTATTTGCCAGCGCATCCGTGGAATTATACTGCAGGAAACCAGAACGCGTGAGAAAGTCCGCGCCCGTGTTGTAGTGATCCAGACCATCCCATATCTTGATGGTCATCGTCTAGCCTCCCAGCTTCAGGGAGCCGTCGCGCTGCCTGGCGTAGAGGAACGCGATCATGTTGTCTGAGTTCTCCTCCAGCTGCTCGCTAAAGGACTTTTGCTCACCGTGAACTGTCGGGTTGTAGTTCAGGTTTATGTCGCCGGACTGGCCGCCGTTCTTGATCATGCTGCGGAAGCCGCGGGAGAGGTCCGCCGGCAGGACCTGCTCGTCCTTGTGCGCGAACACCAGGCGGTCCTGGTCAAGCTCCATTCCCTGCGCGGCGAAGGCCATCGTTCCCGACAGCGTTGCGGCTGCGACCTCCGGCGCGATGAACGGCCCCACGTACGGGATGGCCGAGATGGCGGCCATTGCGCCCGAGGCTGCAATCTCAGCGTTGGAGGTCACGGTTGCCACCTGCATGGACTCCTGCGTGGAGTTGCCGAGGACCTCCCGCATGATCATCTGCTCAATCCAGTCCTCCAGAATCTTCTCGCCCATGTCCAGGAAGGCGCTGGCCACGCCGTTGATCAAGCTGCCGACTGCCTGCTTCCAGCTCTCCGTGCCGAGGATCATGCCGTTCAGGGAGGAGTTGAACGAGCTGCGGATGGAGTTGCCGAGCGTGGTCCACTTCTGCTGCTCCTGCTCCGCCAGCTGATTGTTGATCTGCTCAACGCCCTTGGTCATCTGCTGGGCAACCTGCATGCGCTGCTTGTACGCTGCGTTCCACGCAGCCGTCCCCTTCTGCAGCGTGGACATCTCGGCGTCAAGCTGCTTGAGGGACTCGCCGAGGATGACCTGCGTCAGGGTACGCTCGGAGTTGGCGCGCTGCTCGGCGCTGATCTGGTGGGTTTTGTACTCCTCCTCCACCGTCGCGATCTGATCCTTGAGCTGGTCGTTGTTGGCCTGGATGGACTCCGCTATGGCCTGATCGTCCAGCTGACGCTGCTTTTCCGCGGCCGTCTGATGTATCTTGTCGACCGCGGCCTGGTGCGCTATCTCAAGCTCCGCCAGCTCGTCCAGGTCCCGCTGGTGCGCGACGACGTTGCCCTTGTCAGCGATCGCGCGCTGCTCCAGGTAGTGCTTCTGAATGCCGTAGCGCTCGTTCTCCTCCTTCTCCTCCTCGGCCGTGTAGGCGGCGAGCGTCTCCTTGCCAAGAGCGAGCAGGGACTCGTTCTTCTGCTTCTCAATGGTAACCTCCTCCAGCGCCTCCTTCTCGGCGGCCTGGAGCTTCTCATCCTGCATCTTCTGCGCGCTGTCGTCCTTCTTGGCCGGCGGCGCGTTGCCCTGCACGCCCCCGCCAAGCTGCCCATAGGCGCCGGACTTCTCAGCGGCGAGCTGATTGCCCTTGCCGGCCAGCGCGTCAATGACGGCCTGCCCTCCCGCCGCCTCCGCCTTCATGCTTTCGATGGTCTTCTGGAAGGTGCTCTCCATGTCGTGCCACGTGGCGGTCACGTCACCCTTGATGGCGCTCCAGTTGCCCGTCAGCCCGTCATAGATGGCCCTCCCAAGCCCACCAAGAATGTCCACGGCCTCGGCGACCACGCCGCCGATGATAGTTCCCGTCTCCAGGAAGGCCGTTCCCAGCCCAACGACAATGTCGGCGGTGAAGACCAGCACGGCGCCAAACGCGTGAAGACCCCCCTGTCCTGGTCCCTCGATGTACTTGACGAACTCGTCCACCACTGGCATGAGGCGCTGGCCGAGAGCTATCCAGACGGAGTCCCACATCACCCGGAGCTGATTCAGGTTCCGTTCCAGGTCAGCCGAGGCCGTGGAGGTGTCGCCCGTCTGGACGCCCATCGCCTGCATCAGCCCGAGATTGGTCTGAACGTCCTCGTTGCCGGCGCGCATGATGTCGAAGGCCACGACGGCGCGGCGCCCGAAGGCCTCCCACGCGATCGCGTTCTCCTGCGCCGGGTTCTTCTGCATGGCCTCGAAGACGGCGTCCATCGCCGCCTTGCCGCCGAGGAGCTTGTCCGAGCTGTCGCGGGTCGCCACGCCGAGGGACTTGAACTGAGCCTCCTGCGCGCCCATGCGCTGACCCAGTCGCAGCGCCATGTTCTCGTAGGACTCGGTGGAGACGCCAACTCCCTCCAGTGACTGAGAGAGCCCCGCAGCCTCATCGGCCGTGGTTCCGATCACGCGGGCGAACTTGGCGTTGGAGAGGCCAAACTCCTCGGCCTTCCCGATCGTCATCTCAAAGGCCTCGCGCACGCCGTTCATGGCCTGCGAGGCGACCTGCTCCATCTCCAGGAAGATGCCGAGGTTGAGCGCGGTCCTGAGCCCGCTGCCAAAGCCCTCGGCGGACTCGCTGGCCCCCTTGAAGCCGTCTGTGATCTTGTCCGCCGTGCCCTGGATCACGGATACGGCGTTGTTCATCTCCGACCGGAGCTGGTCGATGGAGGCAATCAGCTGGACTTGAATCTGGTCGTCCATCTCAGTTCAACGCTATCCGGCCGCTTGGGAACTTGGCCGCAAGCTGCGCCAGGGTTCCCTTCTGTTGCTTCTTCCTGCTGGGGCGTCGTCGGCCGAGGAGCGCGGCCACCAGTACGTTGACCGGCGGCTCCTCAATCCACTGCTGCTCCAGCGCGTCAAGGCGAGGCATCTCCAGGGTTTCGTTGACGTACTCCCAACTCCACCCGGTTCGGTCACAGACGCGCGCTACTATTGCGTCCCAGTCCGGGAGGTCCCCGCCGTCGCTTCCCCCGGCTTGGCGGCGCCAGCCTCCCCCACCTTGGTGGTCTTGATCACTCCCGTCTGCCTCGCGATGATCAGCGACGCAGCGATCATGTCCAGCACGCCGATGGGCCAGTCCTCAAAGTCCATCCGGTCCACCTCGGGGTGCCCACGCTGAATGGCCCAGAAGCACGCGTCCAGGAGGTCGTCAAAGCCCTCCTTGGTAAGGCCCTCGGCCAGACGCTCCAGGTCGTCGGCAAGCCGGCTGGTGTTCGCCTTCGCCTTGGCCTCGGTGGGAACGCCCGCCACGTGCGGGGCTCCCCTCAGTATCTTCGGCGTTACGCGCAGAAGCGCCGGCACCACGATCCGGTTCTGCTTGGGCGCGAGAAACGGAATGGGCCAGCGCTTGCCGGCCAGTTCAATGGTGGGAATGGTTTTGTCGCTGAGCAGCTCAGCGTTGGGTTCAATCTTCACTGTGGGTTCTCCTCTGATGGTTGAGGCAGGGGGAGCTGTGGGCGCCCGCCGCGTTAGTCGGTGGTGGCCAGGTAGCCCCACGTCCCCGACGGGTCCGGGAAGGCCTGACCGTCAATCTCCTGCACGGTGTAGTCGTTGTTCTTCATCGGCAGGGTGATCTTGCTGGCGCGGCACGCGTTGAGCTTGACGTACATCTGCCCCGTAACGCCCGCGTTGTTCGTGTACTGCTCCATCATGGAGAGCGAGAAGGCTGGCCCCGTTCCCATGAGGTTGTTGGTTCCCGTGATCTGGTTCATGTTGGTGACGGTGAAGTCGTAGTAGATCAGGACGGCTACGCCCTCATCCGCCGCGGCGAAGGTGTAGATGCCAGTGGCCGGGTTCACCGTGTACTGAGCAACGGCTGGAGAAGCCGCCACGGGGGTGAACTGCTTGTAGTTGCTCGCGTAGAAGACGCCGCGATCAGCCGTGAAGTGAGCCGCGTTGTTCGTGGTTACCGTGTAGGGTCCGGTCGCTGGAATGTTCTGCGGCTCAGCCACTGCCATGTTGAAACCGGCGGCGGCCGTGTAGGTATCGCCGAGCATCAGGTTGTTAAGCGCGTTGGCCTGAATCTTCGCGAACTTGGCCTTGAAGGTAATCTTGAAGTCGGCAGGTGCTACGTCCACGGCCATCTTGTACTGGCCCTTCAGCTCCTTGAGCGTCTCATCCAGGTCCAGCTCGATGTCCTGGAGCACGCCGAAGAAGGTCGGCTGAGCGTTGGCCACGTCGGTGCGCGTCGCAACCACCGTGCCCGATCCAAAGTTGTACTGCATGATTGGTTCCTCCTTACGGAACAAGCACGCGCAGCGGATAGGTCGCCACGCTCTGGTTGTCGAGGTCGCCCGGTGCGACCTTCGCTGATCCCTCTACCCACACGTGATGTACGATACCGCCGAGGGTAGCCCTGCCAACAAGCTGATTGGTAGCCTGGAGCAGCACGGTATCAATAGCGTCCAGCAAGTTGTTCATTCGCTGGGATGGAATAACGGACGGGTCCGACACGTCGTCGTAGATCACCAGCTCAAAGTGCATGGTGTTCTTGTCGGGGCCGATGATGGACTTGCGGTCGTGATCCTCGTCGTAGTTGACCAGGAACAGCGCCGGCTTGTCGTTGGCGTCCACCTTGGTCCAGAGCTGGACGCGGCGGTTGAACGTCTTGAAGCCGGCCGCGATGAGGGAAGCAGCGCTCACCGTCCACGTGCCGTCGGAGTTCAGCGTGGCGAACAGCGCGGCCAGCGCCGCGGCCACGTTCTCGCGGCCCGGGGTCATTTCCAGCCCTCGCTGACGGCTTCACGCATTCCCGCCTGTATCTGGTCGAACATCTCGGCGAAACCCGTGCGCAGCGGCGCACGCTCCGGCATGTGAACGTCGTGGGCTCTCACCCGGCGCGCGAATATCTCCTTGCCAGCGTACATGAAGTGAAGCGCCTGCGCCTTGCTGGGCACAATCTCCGGAACATGAATGACGCCGCCGAACTCATGAATGGCCGCGTAGGGAACGTCCCCCGTGTAGAATATCTTGCCGGCGATGAGCGTCTCGCCGCTGGTCACCGAGGTCTGGACGGAGCGCCTCAGCTTACCGTGCGGCTCGCCGGGTTGCGTGCCGACGGAGAGCGAATGCTCGCCGGTCGGCCCCGAGAGATGACCCTCCACCACGTTGCGCTGCACGAGTAGAACGAGCCGGTACATCATCGTCACGAGGGCCGAGCGCACGCTCTCGGGCGCGCCCAGGATGTGGGCTATCACCTCCTCCTTGCCGATGATCCGTACCTGCAGCATCAGACGGGCACCTTCCGCCGGTAGGGCTCAAGAACGAGCTTGATCCACGGCGTGAGGTCCACGATGTTGAAGCTGGCCGTGACCACGCCCCCAGTGGAGTGAGTTCGCTCGCCTGGCCGCGCCCGGTAGCTTAGCCGCTCCTGGATCATCTCAATGATGGCCTGCTCCAGGTCCGCGGGCGTGAAGGAGTAGGTCAGCAGCACGTTGGCGTTCTGGTCGGCGGCAGAGAACTGATAGTATGGAACTACGGAGCTGGCGTAGGGCTGCGGCGGAACGTACTGCCCGAGGCTCGGCGTTCCGCTGGCGATCGCCTGCAGCGCCACGCCCGTGCCGGCGTAGGTGACGCCGTTGTCGGCCGCCCAGCTCCCGAGCGGCGCCGCCGGCGTGATCTGGTAGGGCGTTCCCGGCACGGTCTGCGCCTCGTTGAAGATGGCGTAGCCGGCCCTGTAGGTAACGCTGACGTTGCTGGTGCCCTGGCAGAACGCGTAACCGAGAAGCGACAGCCGGCTCATTCTTCCCGGCGGCTGACCGTCCCACTGGTCGAAGAAGTACCCCATCTGAGAGGGCGTGCCGTTGAGACCATACGTTCCGGGCACGATGGACTGAGCACCGATCGCCAGCGCGCTCACCGAGGACACGGGCCACTGCCTCAGCAGCATGGTGTCCACGTTGTTGCCGTCGTAGGTCTCGGCGTAGCTCGTCAGCAGGAGCGACTGCCGGCGAAGATAGGAGCGGACGACCTGACTAACCTGGCTGATCGTGCGCGTGGTGATCTTGTCACGGTCCACGTTAGTGGTCGTGTAGTTGCACCACGCGTTCACATTGGCCAGGGTTGTCAGGTCGCCGATCATGGCCGTTACTTCTTGACCTTCTTCTTGTCCGCGTCGGCCAGCTCCTCCGGCGTGCGCCGGTCCGAGTAGCCGTCGGGAGGGTAGGCGTCCTCCGCGTAACCAGCCTTGACCCACTCGGCGAGCGTCGGGCCGTCCAGCCGCTTGCCCTCCTTGTCGCGAGGAGCTGACTCCTTCTCGGTCTTCGGCGCCGGCTCGGGAGGAGGTGCGCCACCAGCCTTGATGATGGCCTCCTTCTCGGAGTCGGTGAGCCTGGCCGGCACGAGACGGACGGGCTCGCTGTCCGACGCGCGGCGCACGTTCGGGTCGCGCCGCGGTCCACGGGTCTCGGCTGGTTCCGGGTCCAGCGAGATGAAGCCGTGGCTCTTGGCCATGGCGACTTGTGACAGGGGGACGAGCACGATCCCCTGCTTGTCCGGAACATACTCGTCTACGCCGATTGAGATGCCGCCCGAGTTCGCGGGCGCTTTCATTCTCAATCGTTCTCCTTTGACTGCCATGATAGCTATTCCCTTCTGTGGTTAGCTGTGGGAGGACGGAGACCTGAGCCACAGCTCTCAGGTCCCCGTCCATTTGCTGACGCTGCCCTGACCGGGGAGGGGGCGCCCGGTCCAATGCTTAGGCGGCGCCGGCGGCGATGTTCCCGATGACGGCCATCGCGAACGTGGCGTACACCGCAAGGACCTCCTCCGCGTACACCCCGTACTCACGCTGGCGGGTGCGAAGCGGCCAGTCCATCCGGTAGTAGTCTCGCCGGCAGAGCATCTCGGCGACGTTGGGGACGTTATTGCTCTGATACCAGGCCGGCAACTTCTCGCAGTACCCCATGATCGTTCCCGGCGTAGCGTCCGGATGGACCTTGACCGGAATCTTCTCGTTGGTGTACGGGTTGTAGTAGAAGTCAATCACGCCGTTGGCGACGATGCCGTAGGCCTGACCAGGCGTGGTGGGCACGTCGTAGCGGAGCAGCGGGCCTGACGTGTTGGTCAGGCAGAGCGTGGTCATGTCCTTCTGCTGCTGTGAGTTGACCCAGAGAACCGTCGGGCCGAGATTGAACCCGTCCCACATCTTCTGGAGCAGCTCGTCCACCTCATTGACCGACCCGCGGCCAGAGGCCGTGAGGATCGTTCCCGTTCCCGCCGTGCCCGTGGCGAGCAGGTTGAGGTATGCCAGGTTGCCGGGCTTCAGCGCGGTGGTGAGAAGTCCATCGAACGCGTAGTTGGGATTGGCCGAGCTGTCCTGGGTGATCGCCGTCGCCGCCTGCTGACCGCCCGCGAGTGGAGCGGAGAAGGAGACGCTGTTGATCGTGGTGATGGCCTGCAGCGTCTCGCTGCCGACCGCGCCGACGAACCACGCGTAGGCGACCGCACCCTGAACCACCGGAACGGAGGCGAACAGGGTCTGCCCGAGCGTGACGGCCTGCGTGTTGTTGGGGCTCTTGTTGGAGCTGCCCCCGTTCAGCGTGAACGTGTTGCCATCTGCCCCCGTGATGTTCTTCGTCGTGGCGACGCCGGCGGAGAGCGACGAGTTCTTGTAGCCCTCCAGCGTCAGCGCCACGGCGATCACAGAGTACGGGTTCAACGCCGGCAGCGTGCCGCCCGATCCCGAGGCTGACAACGTCGGCTGAGAGGGGACGCCAAGCTGCAGGGTGGCGTTGCCGGCGAGAATGCCGATTTCCTCCTTGCGCATCATCTTCTGCAGGAGGCGGAAGCTGACCAACGCGTTCTCGTCTTCGAAGCCCTGAGCAGCGCTCTCGGCTTCGAACGTCAGGCTATCTTCCTCGCCGAGCGTAACGTAGGTGAGCGCCTTGTTGGCGGTCACATAGCTCATGCGGCCGGAGCGCTGGCCTTCCGGCACCCATCCCATTGCGTCATAGCCGGAACCAATCAGTTGACTGATCTGCTTCCAGTGGGCTGCGTCACCCGGGTTGGGACGGCTTACGCGCGGGATGGCGTTGCGCAGTGGCGTGATCGTCGGGTAGAGCATCTTGGCCGGCGCCATGAGGTCGTAGTACGTGAGGCCGGTTGAGATGCTGACGGTCTTCGCCAGCTTGTTTCCGCGCTGATCATACGGCGATCCGAGCGCGTTCTTCATGAGGTCAAGGGTCTCCCTGGTAAGGGTGACACCGGATACGGGTTCCATGATTTCAGGTCCTTCTGTCGGGTTTCGGGGTGGGTGTGCTTTACTCGGCAAGCACTCGGCCGTTGCGCATCGCGGCCTTCATCAAGGCCATTGACCGCTCCTCCGGCGTCATGCTCTCCAGAATCTTGGCCAGCTGGTCGGTTGCGTCTCCGTCCCCGGTTCCGCCACCCAGGCCGCCGTTGTCCTGGTTCTTGGTCAGTCCTCGTCCGAGGTGGCCCTTCGAGGGCGCGGGCTGCGCCTCCAGCTTCTCCACCCGGTCAAGAACGCTGGCGAGACGATCCTTCATCTCACCTGCCAGCTTGCGGAGCTGTACGTTCTCCGCCAACGCAAGGCTGACCTGACCGTCCCCGGCCGGAGCCCGCTTGTTCATTCCAGCGCCACAGTCGGCGCCCAGTTCCTTCATGAGGCCATGAGCCTTGGAGAGGCGCTGCTTGTCGCGCCCGCCGGCCACGGCCTTGTCGGCCTCGCCGCCGCCATCGCAGGTCTCGCCGTCGCAGGCTGCGGCGACGTGATCGTGAGCGGCCTGGATGTGATCGGCGGTCTCCTTGTCGTGACGCGCGGCGGCCTTCTCCACGCCCGTGGCGATCTTGGCCAGCGCCGGTCGGTCGCCGAGGAACTTCCTCAGCGCGCCAGTTGAGTGACACGCGGCCAGCATGTCCTCCATCTCGCACACGTCGTCGGGATCAAGTCCTCGCGTGACCAGCTCGCCGGTCTCCTCCTCCGTCATGGAGCAGAGCGTCTTGCAGAGGTTGGCAATGTCCTCGGCCAGCTCCGACGGAAGCGTGGAGTTGTCACCCTCCATCTTCTGCTCCATGAGAACTTCCTCGCGCAGCCAGTTCAGCTCCTCCAGGAGCCCGGCCAGGCGCGCCACCGTCCTCATTCCCTTGCGGAGCAGGCCGGTGGTGACGGTCTTCGCCGCCTTGTCGGCGGTTGAGCCGTCCCAGTCCTCCGGCAGCTCGGCCGTGGCCTTGAGCGACTTGGCGCGAGCGATGATGTGCGCCTTCGCCTTGGGCTTGTCCTTGGCGCGGCCATAGGCCTTGACGGCGTTCTTCAGGTCCGCGACGTTCTCGATCGGGAACGAGCCGTCCGGGAGCGCCTTGCCGGCGTCCGCCAGCTTGCCGCGCTCCTTGTCGGTAAACTCCTTCTTCGCCAGGATCACCGCGATCACGTCGTGGCTCGCCGTGGCCATGAACTTCTGGAGCGAGTCTCCCGTCAGGCCCGTGCTCTTGCTGATCTTGGTCAGGTCCGCTTCGGTGAGTTCCGCCTCGGCGGCACCCTCGCGCGCGGTCAGCGCGTTGTCAATCGCGTCCAGCACGTCGGTGACCGGCTTGAACGCGGCCTCAGCGCCCTTGGCCAGGACGTGGGCGCGGGCCTCGTCCTTCTTCTCGAAGGCCGTGCCGTCGGGCGCCACCCACTTCTGAACCAGGCCCAGATCGTTCTGGTCGGCCGTGGCCTCGCGCCGTGCGTTCTCGATGAAGCCATGCCACTTGAGAACGGCTGGCACGAGCTTGTCGTCCAGCTTCTTCTCCGGCGCAACCTGCTCATCGGGATCATGGCCAGCGGCCTTGCACAGCTCCCTTGCTCGCGTCTCCAGCCTCTCCGCCTCGGTGGGCTGATGAAACTTGCGCAGCTCCTTGGTGCCATCGGACTTGACCACCTCGAAGGTGGCCTGAGTGATGCACGGGTTGTCCACGAGGCTAATCTCGTTCGGAACCGCGACGTACCACGTGGTGCCGGGGTCCTTCGGGTCCTTCCAGCGCTTGCCGTAGTCGCCTCCCACGCTGAAGCCCGTGTAGACGCCCTCCAGAACCTTGTTCCACTCGGCGTCGTCCACGACCTTGCCGCAGCACTCAATGCGCTGGTTCTCGTCGTCGAACGTCAGCGAGGTGATCTTGCCGGCCGCCACGCTCTTGTGCATGGCGCGCAGGTTGCCCACGGACTGACCGTTGCTCGCCTTCTCCATCGCGCCGGACCACGTCACAAAGTTCGGCTTGGAGAGCCCATAGTGCATAATCTCCCCGGACTTGTCCCTTACCTGACCGGCAACGAGGCCGAACACCAGGCGCTTCTCCTCGTCGACCTTCGTCAGCGGGATGAAAATGTTTTGCTTGCTCATGACTTGGTTTCCCTTTCCGTGTCGTGGCTGAGGTGCTTCTCCTCATAGTCTCCGTGACTACCATCCGCGTGGGTCACCACGTGATGCTGGCCGTTGATCATGGCGACGGTGCCCTTCTTGCCCTTCGTCGGAACCTGGCCCGTCACCTTGACCTTGTCCCCTGGCTTAAACTTCCTGCCGGTATAGCTGCCATCCTGCTCACGCGCCTTGCGGAGCGCAACGCTCACCGGGCCGCGCTCCACCACGACAACCTTCGCCAGCGTCAGCCGCGCGCCGCCGTCGGAGAAGATGATGCCGCCCTCCACCTTAGAGACGCGGTGACGCGGCGATCCGGCGCGATTCTCGCGCACGAGGTCCCCTGGCCAGATGCTCTGCTCGCTCATGATGTGTACACGTCTCCCCACGCGTAGAGGTCAGCCGTCGCGGCCGCACCCTGCGGCGTGGTAAGGCTGAAGAAGACGGTGTTGGCCACCGCCGGCTCGTATATCTGGTTCGGCACGGCCAGCGTCAGGTCCAGCGCCGTGTCCGCATTGGTCATGCCCGTATAGACCTGACCCGCGGCGACGATCGCCGTACCGCTCTTGCCCGCCGCAGGATAGATGCCGCCCGCGGCCGTGCTCATTCCAGGAACGCTGGTATTCTCCGCCGTGATGGCCTTGATCCGGAAGCGCCAGGAGCCCGACGCGGTAATCAATATCTGCTGGTCGGTGGTGACGTTGAAGTTGGCACCAATCAGCTTGCCGAGAAAGCGCACGTTCGGAACCGCATTCAGCGTGTAGCAGCCGGCCAGCTGGAGCGCGGCCTGATCCGCCACGCTTCCCGAGAGAATGGTGATGAGCCCGTTGCCGTCGGCCGTGTAGACCGAGCCCGAGGGCGTGGACGTGAAGACCATGTTGGGTCCGGGCGCGAGCATGTAGATGATCATTCAGTCCTCCTCACCGGCAACCACGGAAACGAGCACGCACTGGCAGTTCGGGTGAGCCAGGGGGGCATCATCGCCGGATTGAAAGTCCTCATCGAGCGGGATCGGGCCCTGATCCTCGTTCGCAGTGCAGTCGTCACAGCAGCCGTCGCCACCCGAGGTCATCCACGCCTTCTCGTTCTCCACGCCGGCATCGCGCGCGGCCATGAAGCCATTGAGCGTGCCGGTCGCGTTGGCGTTGCCAATCTCCGTGTACGCTATCATGCGCGCGCGATCATCGCTGAAGGGGAAGCCCTCCTCTATCTTGTCGATGAGCGCTTGCGCCGTGTCCGAGCTGCCGAGGCTGTCGGTTATCAGGCTGCGCAGCATGTCCCGCGTGGTGTCGTCGATCTGGTACTCGGCGTTCGGGTTGTCAACGATTGAGCCGTCATCCAGAATGCGCTTGCCCACGAGATATGCCGCGCGTTGCTTGGCGTAGTCCACGGCATCCTGACTGACCTGACCCACGAGTTCGGAGTTGTCGTCCACCCCGAGCACGGCCAGCGCCGACATTCCAGCGGCCTGCGCAATCTCCTGAACCTCGGGGCTGGTGGTCGCGGCGACGATCGCCAGCGAGCTGAGGTCCAGCCCGTCAATGAAGTCGCGATAGTCCTCCTCCGACTTCCGCAGCTTGCGCGTCAGCTCTCCCTTGAACAGCTTGACACTCGCCTGGTGGGCGACGTGCTTGCCCAGCTCCTTGAGCAGTGGCGCGATCTTCCTGGTCAGCTTGGCTACCGCTGCGCGGCGGACGCGCGCCGGCGCTCCACGCACGGCCAGAACCTTCCGGCCCTTGAACTTGTCGCGCTTGGCGAGCTTCTTGACCTGCTCCGCAGCGCCTGGCCCGTTCTGCGTCTTCGCCGGCTTGCCCGGGCCCTCGGGGTTCTTGCCCTGCTGATTGGCCTGCGGGTTCTTGTCGTTCGGCTTGGCCGGCGGACTGAGCGGCTTGCCGGTGGAGTCGTGCGGAACCGGCTTGCCGCTGGCGTCCAGCATCGGCGCCTGCGTGGCGGGGTCAGGTTCCTCCAGGTCGCCGCCATCCTCCTCGGGCACGTTCGCGCCCACCGTGACGTAGCCGGTCGCGGTCTTGACCATCGGGAGCGCGGCCGCGCCACCGAACGCATCATCGCCGCGCCGCGACCTGATTTCATCAATCGTGTAGATGCCGGCGCCGGCCAGCGCTGCGTCAATGGTGGCCTGAACCTGCGGGTCCACGGCCGTCTCCTCAACGTAGGCGTACTCCAGGTCCGGAGAGTTGAACTCGGTGCGGATGACCCGGTTCCAGAAGCCGGTGTAGAAGCGCATGGTGGGGCCAAGGCCCTCCTCCAGCGCCTGATCGTGCTGCGTCTCGCTCTGCGCTCGGTTCATCATCTTCACGAGCGCGGTGGGCGCAACGGAGAAGGCGAAGCAGATCAGCCGGTTCAGGTAGTCGTCGTACTCGTCCTTGAGCACCGGCTCCTTCGTCGGGATGTAGCGCTGGCCCGCGCCGGCTCCAGGAATGACGCGCAGCGCGCGGCGCTGCTGCTTGAGGGAGTCCAGCCACGTCTGAAAGTCCTTGATCGTGTCCACGTCCCAGGTCTCGGGAAGCGCCAGGAAGGCGTCTGGCTGAGAGCCCTTGGTGTAATACTCCAGCTGAAAGAGCGCGCGCCGCACGGCGATGTTGGCCGTCAGCAGAACCTGCTCCACCCGCGAGTAGCCGTAGAGGTGGTTGGTCGTCGGGTTCTCCACGACGTAGTACAGCTCATCGCTGGTGTAGTCAACCGCGGGAACGCCCTTGAGGATTTGCTGATAGGCCACGTCGGGCGGGAACGGGCGCCGGCCGTAGCCATCCAGCTTCGGCGTGATGGAGCCACCGTCGATGAGGTCCAGCGAGTAGAGCTTCCCGGCGCGCGTCGGGCGCTTGTAGACGGCGACCGCGTCAATGACGAAGTGATCCTCCAGGAACATCCGCGTCCACTGACGATAGTCGTGCTCCTGGTCCGGCTGCTGCATGAACTCGGTGATTGCCTTGACCCGGTTTCGCTGGTCCTGGCTCATGGTGGACTTCTTGTTGGCGTCCTCCGGATCGCGCCTGACCCGTATCTGCCAGTCCAGCGCGCTCATCTGATCCAGACGGGTCTGGATCACGAGCCGCATCACGTCGCAGGTGCGGCTGAGGCCGCGAAGGTCGTCGAAGGTAACCGGCTCGTAGCCGCGCGGCCGCTGATTGAGGTTCTCGCCGGCCTGGTAGTCGCGCCGGCGCCCCTTGACCTGAGCGCTCTCTATCTGCGGCGGGATCGGGGCCAGCGGCTGAAGCGGACCGAACCACGCCTCGGTCGCGCCGGTGATGACGTAGCGCGCCGCCTGGCCGAGGCGCGAGAAGAAGGACGGAGCGATGGGCGTACTCCGTCCTGCGCTGAACTGCGCCAGCTCCTGATTGCTCATGTACATTGAGGTATCAGGATCGTTCGGCAACGGCTTGGCTGCGCCCATCTCCGCTATGCTCAGTTATAGTTGAACCAGACGTTGATCTGCTTGGCGGTGTTCGGCGCCGTCGTCGGCGTGTAGAGGCCGTTGATCGCGTCCACCGCGCCGAGCGTCCCCTGATCCGTGATGACCGGCGTGATGACGCCCGTGGTGATGTTGGCGGAGACGGTCGTGTACGTCTCCTTGAAGACGGAGAAGCCGATGGCGCCCTGCTCGGCCGGCAGGCCGATAACGCCGTTGGTTCCCATCTCGATGGTCGGCGAGCTGCCGCCGACGACGCCGGAGGTCACCACCGAGGTCAGCTCTGCCACGGCCTTGACCGTCTTGTAGGTCACCGTGACGCCCGAGCCCGTGATCAGGGAGGCGGTCTCCACCTGCACCGAGCCATCGGCGGCGACGTAGGTGATGAGAGCCTGGCCAGCGGTAACCGCCGCCGCGCCAGGAGCCATGGTAAGAACGAGCTGACGCGGAACGTCCGGCTGTGCCGCGATCGTCAGCGTGAGGTTGGTCAGCGCGACGTTGGAGATGATCCCCGTCAGCGAGGCCGTCAGGACTGCGCCGGCGGCGAGCAGCCGCGTCTTCAGCGTGGAGGGCGTACAGCCCATGTTCAGGAGGCTGACCACGTCGCCGGAGGCCACATTGCTGATGATGCCGTACTGGTTGGACTGGTAGGTGTTGCCGCTCAGCGCCTCGAAGCTCTGATACGGGTTTGGTGATCGCATGTTCATGGCGTAACGTCTCCTTCAGGTTTCAGAGCGGATCAAATCGCGCCAGCCGCTGCTCTTTACGTTCGGCTTGACGAAGGCCAGCAGCAGCGCCTCGAAGTCATCGGGAGATGGGAGCCCACGCTTCCGTATCTCCTCCTTGGTTTCAATGGCGATCTGTCCGCGGCTGTTCAGCGAGTAGCGCACGCACGAAGCCTGCGCGAGCAGGTCGTCGTCCTCCTCAATGTCCATGTCGCCGTCCTGGAGCTGCGTGCGAATGCCCCAGTAATACTTGGCCTTCACGTTGGCAAACTGCTCAATGTCGTTCGGCTGCTCGCAGCCCTCGCCGAAGTTGATGGGAACGATCTTCACAGTCGGCGACAGCTTCATGATCTGGCCAGCGATCACAATGCCGTCGCGCTGCGCCTTGCGGAGCTGATCGGTAACGCCGCCACCCACGCCGTTGTCATCCACCTTGATCGCGGAGGCATTGGTCTCCTGCTGGGTCTTGATCGTCCGCTCCGCCACCCAGGTCGTGTCGTTCCCGTTGACCTTCCACTTCCGGCGCGCCACGGGGCCAGCCCGATGATAGCAGACGGAGTTGTCGGTGCCGAAGCGCGCCACGTCCACACCAAGCTCACTGACGCCAAGCGGCTCAAGAGAGCGCAGCACGGCGGCGCGGAGCGTAGAGTAGATGATCACGCCATCCAGCGCCTGATCAGGGAACTCGCCAAGAACCTTGGTCTTGTAGAGCGGCGACTCCTCGCCCCACGAGCGGCGCTTCTCCTCCACCCAGGTCTTGCCGACCAAAAGCGGCTTGAGCCAGTCCGGAATGACCTCGCCGGTAAAGTTCGGTGACATGAAGGCGGAGATGTGAATGACGTTCCAGCCCGATCCCGGCTTGCACACCTCGGCGAACTCCGCCGTGGGATCGTCGGGGTTGCCGATCGCCAGCATCCGCGAGTCGTCGTTGGCCACCAGGGAGTCAGCGGCTGCCCAGAGCGCCTTCGCCACGCCGCAGGCCTCATCCAGGATCACCAGAACGTAGCGCGCATGAATGCCCTGCATGGCCGCGGGATCGGCGTCAGCCGGCGAGACGCCGAACGCGACAATCTCCTCCTCGATGTACCACTCGGTCTGGTTCACGCGGCCAGGCAGCTGAGACTTGCGATGAACGCGGCCAATCTCACGCCAGAGAATGTTGCGAACCTGCCGCCACGTGGGCGCCGTCGTAACTACAAATGCCTCACCCGGCAGGTGTGAGGAGAGCCACCACGCCGCGATGCGGCCGGCGATCGCGCTCTTGCCAACGTCATGGCAGCTCGGGACCGCGGTGCGCCGGTTGTCGCGCACGCTCTCCGCAATCTCCCGCTGACGCGACCAGACGAAGCCGCCAATGGCCTGAACGAAGCCGCACGGGTCCGCGCTGTACTTGAGGTATCGCGACACGGCGTCCAGGCTCGCGCCGGCCATCTCGGCCTGCCGAAGCTCGCGCAGCTTCTTCAGCTTAGCGAGGTTCTCCGGCGTAGGCTCCAGGTCAAAGGCCAGCATCAGCCAAGCCCTCGCACGGGTTCCAGCGCGCGAACGAGCGAGCGCATGGCGATTTGCTCGGCCCGGTTCCTGGCCCGCTCGCTGTAGTTCACGAAGCTGAAGTGATCACCATCCTCGAAGGCCACAGCGATCATGACCAGCGCCTGCACCTGCTGATCGTCTAGCCGCGGGAGAACGTCTCCCAGGATCATCATGCCGTGATCGCGGACCGTGGGGTTGAGGTGAGCCATTCAGCTCTCCACCTCGGCAAGCTGCTCCGGCCGATGCTCAATCTGCGGAGGGCGTCCAGCCAGACGCTCCTCCATGCGGGCGATCGCCTCGTCAATCTCGTCCAGCCCAAAGGTGACCTTGAGCTTGTCCTGGTAAGCGCCCATGACGCGGAGGAGCTTGTCCAGCGCGTCCAGCTTGGAATGAAACTTGACCCTGGTGCGGCGGACCGTCGCCTGATCGTCCAGCGGGTCCACGCCCTCAATAATCTCCACGGACTCTATCGCGGAAGCCTGCAGCCGGGTAAGACGGGTAAGGTCCAGCCGCATCTGGCCAAACGCGTCCTCCACCAGGAGGTCGTAGAGGTTGCTGCGACCGATAGCGCTCAGCTCCAGCAGGACCTCGGCCCGGTTCATGGCGCCGGCGCGGAGAGCCCGCTCAACTGCCAGGTCGTCGGACTCGATGTGCCGGCCGAGTATTTCATGGACTCGTGACTTTATGGGGGCGGAGCGGGCGAGTTCAGCCGCCCGATGGCGATGCCGGTCCTTCCCGTTGGGCTTGAAGCCTGCAGTCACGTAGGCATGAACGGCCGGCACGCCCTTGGCCAGCTCCTGAGCCAGGCGCTCGTGACGCGGATTGTTGAGGATAGGCAACCGCCGGAACCCCTCGACCTCGACGCCGTCAACGCGGCGCGCTCCAGCTATGCCCAGTTGCCGAGCGCCCCTATCACCAATCCCGAACGGCGTAAAGCAGGGGGCAGCTCCGCGTCAGTTTCAGCTCCTCCGGAAGCGGCATGCGATCAAGCTCCAGCTCGCTCATTCCGCACCGCTTAGTGGAGTTTTAATGGCAAAAGTCTGTCGAGAGTTATGGCGCTCACGACAGTGCACATAACGCATCATATCCAACTAAGCTCGCTGGAACTTCCTTAACGCTCAATGCCTACCAGATCGCTCGTCTATCAGCTAAGCCACTGGCCAACCTGCCAGAACACGGTGAACCATGGGGCTCTCCGCCGGCTGGCACGTTTCTGGCTACGCGCGCGCGCCAGAGAATCGCCATTCGGAGGGTATTCGTTCCAGCATAATAAGTTAGACAAGAGTTCTTGGGACATTTAAGATA